GTCTAGCATATATATTTTTTCTTAATTTTCCTTCACTATGTGGAGCTTCTTTTACCATCATTGGTCTTATAATATGTATAGAAGTTTTAATTGCTCCAACCAATTCTTTAGTTATCATCACTGGTGCAGTAGAAAAATTCTTTCTTAATGAATCAAGACCTTTTATTTTTATTGAATAATCCATATGATTATTATGATTTGGTTGCTTCCATGACAACGATTTTATAATCAAAACTTCCAAAATTTCTTCTACTCACCCCCCCTGTAACCACGGTATATAAATTATTACTAACATCTCTTAATCTATCCCCTTCTTGTATATCTGTTTCACCATCTATATATAATCTAAATGTTTTACCAAAAATACCATCTGAAATTTGTCCTTTTTCTAAATCCATTGGTTGAATATGTCCCATATCAGCAGTAACAGTAGCATAAGCAATTCTATTGCCTGTTGTTGCAACCATTCTAGCTATTATTATTCTTTTGTCGAGCAAATGTGTAAGCTTAATTTGTTTATATTTAGTTTATTATATCTTATTTTTACCTATTGACTTTTTTTTAAATTTATATTATACTTTAAATATGATTTTATCTTTATTATACAGTTTAGGTTTTAGTGTAATACTAACTTCTAATGTTAGCGATTATTGTGGTTGTGCTATGCATGGTTGTTTTTTGCCTGAAACTAAACAAGTGGTAGTTGATGTTAATACTAAATATTTTAGAAAAACTTTTTATCACGAAGCTGGACATGCCCTAACTTATAATGATACTGAATTATATAAACTTGCTAATAAGAAAATATCTGATAATTATCGCAATGACCATTCAAATCCCGTTTATGAATTAATGGCTGATTGGTATATGTCATATAGACTCAATACTTCATCTATGAAAATATACAATCCCGAAATAATCAATTACTTTAATTATAAAAAATGGTATTAAAAATTTATAATTTAAAAATCTTATAATTATCTAAAATTTTATTTACTGATAATATATTAGGACTATCTTCCATCATTTCAAACGCGACTGAATAATCACCAAGTGATTCATTTTTTATTTTACCACCTTTTAATCCTGGCTCAATTGCACTTGATGCTAATATTGTTGCGGCTAATACAATATCTGCTGGTATAGATGATTTGTATCCCCATTTTGCTGTAATTTTTATTCTCTTTTTTCCATTATAAAATGCACCAACTTCTGCGGTATTAACTAATTTAATTCTATAAATTGGTGTATCATTATATGGATAAACAATATAATCATTTTCATGACCTTCAGTTAATGACCACTCTATATCACCACTATTTGCTTCTAATATTTCTACAGCAGTAACCTCAGTACAATCATCAATATCAATTTCTCTTAATCCATTTCCATCATAATATTTTGCACTTGCTACTTCCTCTTCAAATCCCTCAGTTTTACCAGTATAATTATCAATGTAAATTTGTGCCGCATTTATCCAAGCGGTAATTTGAGTATTAAAAGAATCACCAATATCTGTCATTAAATAATTTTCTAAATTCCCTTTGTTAGTGTACATTTGTTTATTTTATTAATCTATTTTATCAACAGTCAATGGACTGTATATACTACTTTTTTTATTATATACATTATCTTTATCTGTATATGGTTTTGCTTTTGCTTTATATATGAATTTTTGTGCCTTTTTTATTTCATTTGATTCCGTTATTGAAATATTATCACTTACTGATACTATATATGCATCCCGTCTTACTGTTATAACTTCTTCAATTGAAATATTATTTGAAACTGTTAAATTATATGTATCATAGAAAAACTCTAAATTTTCATCTATTAATATTTCATCATTAACTGATAAATTATTAATTAATTCTCTTTCTACAGAATCAACAATAGTTATATTTTCGGCTTTTATTATAAAAGATTCTGTTAATCTATTTATGTCTTCTGTTATTGATATTTGTTCATTTATTTCCGTATCTATTAATAAATTTGGTTCTATATTTTCATTAATTGAAATATAATCACTAACATTTATTACCCCATCACCAATTGTAATTGTTGGGTCATCGTTTATTGTTATATTATCATTAATACCAATATCTAAATCTGATACAATTTGTTCTGTATTTTCATCAATTGAAACCGAATCATCAATATTAATCTCTCTTGGTGTTGCTTCTTCAATATCTATATCTATATTTTCACCAATAGAAATTGAATCGTTTACTTCTATATCTGATAATGAATTTTCTATTTCTATATCTTCATTAATTGAAATTTCATCATTTACTGATAAACCATATTCGCCTAAAGTATTATTTACATCTTCCGTAATTGATATTGAATCATATATCTCAATATTTAAATCAGATATATTTATTGATATGTCTTCTAATATTGAAACCGAATCATAAATATTAATATAAGATATAGTAAATACATCAATAGAAATAAATTCTTCAAGTGATATAAAATCTTCATAATATATTAATTCATCTGTAATTGTTAAAGAATCATCTATATCTATTTCTAATACTTGTAATTCATCAATTATAATTGATACATCTTCTAATATTGAAATTGAATCATAAATATCTATTTCTAAATCTCCAAGTAAATCAACATCAATATCTTCACTAATATTTATTCCATCATTACTTGCAATATCTGTTTCAGAGGATGCTTCTTCTGTTCCATCTCCTTGATTATATAAACCACTTATTTCAGTTTGTGTTAAAGAATGATTATATATTCTAACTTCATCTATTTTACCTAAAAAATTATTTGCCCAACCCTCATTACCAATTAATAAACTTGTATCTGGATAATTTGCAATTCCCGTTAATGGATTACTATCTTTTTCAATTGAATTAAGATAAAATTTAATATTTGTTCCATCATAATTTCCTATAACATGATACCATGTATCAGTTGTTAAATCTTGTTGTGCTGTTATCCATACTGTTCCCCCACCTTCTTGATTAAATTGAAATCCTAATTGATGAGTATCTGGTGCACCATATCTTAATTGCCAACTCCATTCTGTACTTGAATCTGGGTCATTGACTTTACTTGCTACTCCATGATTATATGTATGTGCATCTCCAGGTGCAATCTCTTGAACTTCTGATGGATTTATCCAACATTCAAAAGCAAAATCTGATGTTAGATTCATACTATCATCATTTCCACAATCTATATATTGATAACCAATGGTTGTTCCAGCCAATTCTCCACCTCTATTTAATTTACCATTCGCTGTTGTATCTGGATAAGTGCTTCCTCCTATTGTATATTTCCCAGTTCCGTGATTATTATAATTGGTTAAGTCAATTACTTCACTACTACTTCCATTCCACGAATCTTCATTCATTCTCCATCTACCGACTAATGCATCTACTACGCACCATCCTGGTTGACAAACACTACTTTCCGTAATTGATATTGAATCATCTATAGTTATTGTTAAATCTTTAGCAATTATTATATCTTCATCAGTGGATATTTCTTCATTTATATTTACGTAATAATCTGTAATAAATAAGGATATATCTTCTGTAATAGATATAGATTCACTAATATCTATTGTTGGGTCTGGAAATTTAGTATCGTCTTCTGTTATTAAAATTGAATCATTTACATTTATTTCTGGGTCTCTAGCAATTACAATGTCTTCTGATATTGAAATTTCATCATATATATTTACATAATAATCTGGAATTAATAATGAAATGTCTTCTGTAATTTCTATACTATTATAAACACTTATTTCTGGGTCTCTATTAATTGTGATGTCTTCAGTAATAGTAATATCATCATTAATATTAATATCATAAGTGCTTGGTGCTTCAACACTAATTGATACATCTTCTGTAATAGTAATATCATCATCAATACTAATATCTAAATTTGATATTTCTTGAGTTGTATCTTCAGTAATTGAAATACTGTCATTGATATCTACATCTGGGTCAATAGAACTTGGAGTATAAGTAACATAAACACTAAAATCAAATGAAGTTCCAGTAGTCATACTATAGGTATTCAAAGGTGTATACCAATCCAATCTATCAGTTCCTTCCATAGCTGATAAATTTATATAAAATCCAGTATCTGAACCAACATCTGTATCAGCATATAATGCTGGCCAAGAAAATGAATTTGAATCACTCCAAGTTGCAATATAATAACTTGTAGCAGTTAATGTAGGTGTACTACCAAATGACAAATCTAATGTTTGAGCAATATTATTTGCCGCCATTGTTATTTTACTAGATAAACCATTAGATAATTCACTATAATCAGAATTATATAACTTAACTTGAATATAAGAAGGGTCAAATATTGTACTTTGTATACAATACATTGTTGCTTTAGTTGCCGTTCCAGCACCTGCAGTTTCTATTTGACCACGAATATCATCTATTGCATAGGCGGTTCCCCCTTCTTCTAAATAGCCAAATGTTGCACCAGACGCATGTCTTATTGGATAAATTGCATTATCTAAAAAGTCTTGTGGAATTTCTACTGTCATTATATCATTTTCAATGTTCAATTTACCCCACGTCCATTTACCATCATTATCAAATATCTTTGGTTTAAAAATGTGACCAAATTTATTATACTTATAAAGTTTTCCACCAGTATAATTTCTTTTTTTATTTTTAATGTACACTGAATAAGAACCAGAAATATTTTCTGGACGCTGTGCTTTTATGTTACCATTTTTATCTAAAATTTGAGTATTTGTTGTAGTATAACCATCGGGCAAATCTGTTTCAATAAAAGGAATTTGATATGAAAATCTAAGTCCCTTTGATTGAATTGTAAAAGAAATTATATTTGTTTTAGGTTTTTCCTTTAATATAATTTCAAACTCATATCCATTATCAAGTTCATAAAAATTAATATCTTTCTTTGTATTTTCCCAAATAATTTTTTCCTTATCTGTAATTATACTTGGTACAGTTATTTCATCATCAATTAATCTAGCAGAAAAATTATATTCATTATCCCAACGTTTTATTTTAATTTGGGGTTTAAAATTAGATTGTTTAATATCACCAATTTCAGTTTCTATTCTATTATTATCAATACCATTATCAAGAATAAAAGTATTCTGATTAACTTCGTAGCTATCAGTAATATCTTTAGGTAATACTTCTGGAATATCAACTTTTTTAATCATATCATCCATATATTTAATTGTAATGAACAAAAGCAAATGAAAATTTTAAACTTTCATCTAATTTCGTTCCCTTTAAATTATTAGGAGGATTACTATAATTGTTTATATTATTAAATAATTCATCTAATACATAATTAAATACTGGTAATTCATAAATAAATTCTATTTTAATAACTTTTTCTACATAACAAAATACATCAATTATATTGATTTCATCATAAATTTTTATTTCAAGAGTATTGGTATTCATATTATGCACCAAAAACCGCTTTTGGTTTTATTTTATCAGTTACATCAATTCCTAAATCATTATTTTTTACATTGTTTTTTTCACCCTCTTGTTTTTTCATACATAATGGACACCAAGTATAAAATATTCCTTTATGTTTAAAATTTAAATGGTCTTGAAGCCAATTTTCTTTTTTTAGTTCATTTGGAACATTTGATGTTACTGCCATATTTTTACTGTTTTTTTATTAATAGATGTTGGATTAATATCAGCAAGTGAAGTATCCATTGTTATATTTTCAACTATATTTTGTATATCACTTACATTTATTGTTGATAATTCATTTAATATTGTTATTGCTTCACTAATACTTACTTCATCATATATATTTGTTTCTACAAATGAGGTTATTACTGCTGTTTGTATATCTTCTGTTAATGTAATAGAATCTGAAATATCAATACCACTTTCACTTAAAGCAATTACAATATCTTCTACAATTGAAATTGAATCAAATACATCAATATTATTATCTGCTGGTAATACTAAAATAGATATATCTTCTGTGATAGTTTGAGTTTCGTTTACTGATATATCTAAATTTTCTCCTCCG